CTCGAGTCTATTCTGCATGGTGATAACGATTCTTTCGTGCAGCCACCGATGGGATAAAATATCGGAATATTTGTATCTACTGTAACTTAGTAAGCTTTGCATGTCATATAGATATAGATAGCACTATCCCAATAGTTCAGATAACACGAAGATCTAGCTTAGCTGTTTACATTATCTGATGTTAAAAAATGTTCTCCAACAGCGTGATTGAAAGACGCGAATATGATTTCCAAGCATAAAAAAAAGGCTGTGGCTACTCGTCCGGCTAGTTCGTATACGGGTAGCATGTCCGGACGAATAAGCAATCCTTGGTCGTCCGGGTAAAGCGGACATCTCATTGGATAAAGCGTAGCCGGACGAATATTATTCATCCGACTATCCGGACGACTAGCCACTGCGTAAAAAAAAAGAGAGCATCCTGAGAGATAATTCTTTAAAACGTCTTTCTTATGACTTCTTTTCCCCTTTGCTGTCGGGACCGGCGCTTGACACAAGTAAGACTTGTTACGACCGCAGATTTGTTACAAAACCTAGCCATGCAGCACAGTTGACACGATGTTCGCTTATCTCAGACATTGTTGGAACCTTGCTGGTGCAGTGATTGTAATATACTGAAAGCTGAGAATACACTAATTCGTGTTAGTGTAGTCGTCAAAGTGAGAGTGTCGTTCACGGAATATAGATAGCAAATCCATAGTTTATTGTTGAATTTTTCAAGAATTCAAAGTACAGTGCACTGAATATTTTTTCCACTGATGAGATATATTCTCGACTACGGTCAGCTACATATGGCTGACCGGACGTTTTGTTCAACGTTGTATAAAAGCTCGAATAAATTTGATTTAATACAGATTTGATATGGAAACAACTGTAGTTCAAGTTCGACAAACGTTGGGGGAAACTGGACACTTAGTCATTCTACCATGATGGGATTGCTGAGAAATAAAAGTATATATGTTCGATACATTTATTTTATACACGATACAGTTACATTAAGGCTGTCCTCGGAACAAACCACACCCACGGAGCTGAACGTCACGTAGCCAATATTCCGGGGTCAAGTGATCACCGGTCATCGGGGAATCACCTAACTAAGGCTTCCAACTTAACCTTTCTTTTCTTATAAAAATATATATTTTTCTTTTTACAAGGCTGGCAAACTCCGTTTAGAGTTACCGTTGCGCCCCTGTGTGAACATTTTCCTAGGTTTACGAAGCCGCCACAGTTATATTCCACTTCTATTTGTTTTCTATTTAAAAAAGTGGCCGGGAAGATGTTGGTTGATAGTTGCCCCAGTTATTTTGAAGAAATCTTTCGAGAACAACCACACCCGTGTTGCTGAGCGAAACTTAACCAAAATTCCGGGACGAAGCGGTCTGGCGTCATCATCCGAAAATTGTATTGTGAATCTTCAAGTGTCACCAGCTCAGGGAAATCTCCTTCTCTCAACGTAATCACTCGGGGTAAATACCATTTGAACCACGCATTCACATGTATCGGGCAATAATGGTGGAAGTGTTGGAATGGGCATGTGTTCTCCTCCACCTGAAGTTCCGCGTCGAGATTCGAGCAGGGTGTGTATATCCCATCTCCACATTGATGTAAGCCCGGGCTTGATTTCAATATATCTTCAACATCGAATACACTCACAAATCGTCGCCCATCCGGCGGCATGCTCCCACCAAATACTGGTAACAAGCCCTGTATGCTAATTTGAACACGCTGTTCACGAGGTCTCGTCCGGTCATAGTTGTATTCTACGTCTATTTGTTTTCCATTTAAAAAAGTGGCCGGAAAGATGTTGGTTGATAGTGGCCCCTCTTGTTTGGGAGAAATTTTCCGAGAGCAACCACACCCGTTTTGTTGCGCCAAATGTAACCAAAATTCCGGGGTAAATCGGTCTCCAGTCATCATCCGATCAGGGTTTTGTGAATCTTCATTTTTCACCAGCACGTCGTAATCTTCTTCTCGCAATGCAATGGCTTTGGGTAAATACCATTTGAACCACGCATTCACATGTATCGGGCAATAATGATGGAAGTGTTGGAATGAGCATGTGTCCTCCTCCACCTGAAGTTCCGCGGCGAGATTCGAGCAGGGTGTGTATATCCCATCTCCACATTGATGTAAACCCGGGCTTGATTTCAATACATCTTCAACATCGAGTACACTCACAAATGGTCGCGCACCCGACGACATAGTTTCACCCAATATCGGTGACAAGGCTTGTAATCTAATTTGAACACGCTCATCACGAGGTCTCGTCTGGTCATAGTTGTATTCCAGTTCTATGTGTTTTCCATTCAAAAAAGTGGCCGGAAAGATGTTGGTTGATAGCGGCCCCTGTTGATTGGGAGACATTTTCCGAGAGCAACCACATCCGTTTAGTTGAGCCATAAGTAGCCAAAAGTCCGGGTTATTGATGTTTTTTACTCCTTCCGGTAGACGTATGACGGACAGTAGATTATCGAATTTTATCAGCCCGGTGTAATCCTTTTCTTGCAACACAATCGCTCCGTGTAAATACCATTCGAACCACGCATTCACATGTATCGGGCAATAATGGTGGAAGTGTTGGAATGGGCATGTGTCCTCCTCCACCCGAAGTTCCGCGTCGAGATTCGAGCAGGGTGTGTATATTCCATCTTCACATAGATGTAAGCCACGGCGAATTTTCAATGCAGCTTCGACGTCGGGTAAAGTCAGAAATTTTCTCCTAATCGGTAGCTTGACACCACCAAATATCGGTAACAAGAGATGTATATTAATTTTGAGACGCTCGTCACCGCGTTTTCTCCAGTCGTAGATGTATTCAACTTCGATTTGTTTTCCATTGAGGAACGTGCTTCGGAACTTGCGTTTTGAAATTCGGTTCTGTATCACTGGAGTTAACATATTTCCGAAAAAAGCTCTCACAACTGAATCCATGCTGTCCATGCTGATTAAACTTGTTTTTTCCTTCTCGTAGCCACGAAAAAAACCGGGCACAACCAAACGTGCAGTCGTTCGAGGCAAACTGGTCGATAAAAGAGGTCCGCGAGGCGTAATAGCGGATGAGGGAGAGCGACGCATGAATCACCGCTGCCTGTCTCACTCACTCAGTGACGTTATCAGTCATTTAGGGTTATCGAACGACCGTGTGGAAAACGTGCTAGTTTCGTGTTCAAATATTGTGATGACGTACGACGCCAAGGCCAGCCGTCTCAACCGGCTTCAAGTTGAACCATGTCTGGATTTTATGCGCAATTGTAATGACTTAACGACCCATACTAACCGATTCTCAGACCACGGTGCTCGCACTATGTTCAAATTGCAAAGAAGACTAACCATGCAGCATCGAAACACATAGGCACATTTCGTTACAGAGATAAACCATTGTCCATATGCCTAGATTCTACGTGACAATTGCAATGATTTCACGCCAAGTTGCACTCCATACTCGGACCATACTGCTTGCAGTATATTCAAGTGACAAAGGAACATACGTCTCAAGGAACACATGTATCACTGGTAGTCTTGAACGAAAAAGATAGATAGTCTGACTGATTTTCGTTTTAATTCTGCAGGGACATGGAGTTTGGTTGTCATTCGATCCAAGCTTTGCATGTCTTGCTTATTCAGAATTCTCTGCCGTCGAAAAATTGTCCACGAGACGTACAGTCTAAGTAAATACGTGTACTGAAAGAGGTCATAGATGCAATGACTCAGTGACACATGCATATCGGGGCCTAGATATTGAATGATGATCGACAGTGGTGTCACTGGTGAGTATGTTCCTTTAGTGTAGCCTTGAATGGAAGCACCTATCGAGGTATTGATATCCACTTTGACGTCGTACGCTCTGCATGTCATTGGAGTGAAACCATTTTAAACGTCACACGAAATTACGGCGATCAGATGGACCAGCAGTGGGTTTGTTCCCCTAGCAACGCCGCTTCTCGTCAGCCATGCTCTGGAGATCTACAAAATAACATGAGTTTAGTTCAAGTTTACAAGACACACGACATCATATAAAGAGGTACAAATAATACACTCGGTGTAGTTGCACTAAGCACTGGCATCTCTTGCATGTTAAAAGTTGCGATGTTTAATGAAAGATATTTTCGAGTGTCCGTCGATGGACACGGTTATTGCCTCAATCATTGAAAAGCTTTCAGCACGGGCTCTTGCAACATCTACTGTGCAAAGTATTTTCATCAATCGTATGCTTGAGTGGTTTGTTCATACTAGAGTTAGCATGGCAATAATGTACTTACAGGTTTATGCCACGTCGTCGATTCGCCCCGTCAGCACCTGTTATAAAGAACCCTATAGCCATCGTGGTCGAGGTGTATGATACCGTAATGTATTATCTGTGAATATAAACGAACAAAATATGAATTGACGTGTTATAAAATGGCTGCTCAATTGCAAGTAATACACACGAGAGTCAATCCGAAGCTAAAATCTCAAAGCGAATTGAATCTTGCATTCACTACTTACCTTGAAAGAGTCGTCTGCCGTGCCCGAAGAACTTTTCACATGAATTTGGGAATCTCGGCTTTTGAATACTCAGTTGCTGGTGTGAAAGAAACTCGTTTATTAATGAGCTATTAAAAAATAAACAAGTTTTTATTGCATTAGAAAAAATTGTCGATAGACAACTTCAAATTATTGTACACTCTTGAAGGTAGTGTGGTGTAATTTTCGTGCAATTTTTTTACAATTTTCAACTCCACTTGAACACGAACTGATGCTTCTTATGTACAAAACATTTTGGCAGCATAAAATGCCTCACCGACTGTCCGCAATATATTATGAAGAAAAATAGGGTACTCATGTCGTAAGCCAATAAGTCCAACATCAAGAAATAATCTGCTATGACCAGGAGTAGGTCACTGCATGTAAAAAACTATCTTTTGTACAATACACAACATTGCAAACATTCCACGGAGCTGGCGTGGGTAGCGTGTATCACGAGAATTTGAATTATGGTTACATGCAAAAAGGAGAAAAAAAGGCGCGACAATGCTACATGAGCGAAGGAACTTCACAGATAATTTGCACACACATATAGATCATCTTGCAACAGAGTTGCTGTACATATTCTAGATATCAGAGCGCTGCAAGTCTTTGTACCATTCTACGCAAGACATTGACTCTTTACAGTGAAAATGCTAGGCTGGAACCAAGATTGTGTTATTATTGGAATGAATACCACTTCCCAGTCTTGAAGTGTGACCACCGGAATTGAGATATTACAATACAACGATGCTAAATTGCTCTCTGTCGTGCAACTTTGTTGAGAACTTTTGCAGTTGCATCTGATGGCAACAAAAATCATCAGAATGATGTACACAATGCGGTTTATCAAACTGTTCAACGAAATACACAACCTTGACCACACGAAGTCTAGCGAATTTAACCAGCGAAGCAATACTTCCATTGATTCATTTTTGCGCTTCAGGAATACTTTTGTCGATTGCAGATGACGGATTTATGATTGCTATTCCGCAGACCGGCAGAATCTTGTACATTTTCGATGACATCATTGATGATGGTGGCAGCGACAAGACGAGCAACATGCAAAAAAAGATTAAGAGCAAAAGTACTTGATACAAAAAGAGGGATCTCTGAAAAAGATCACGGTGGAGACTGCTTGCTACGTGAAGAAGTACTCTGACAAGGAGATTAGGAGCAAGAGTCCTCACGACGGCAAGAAGAGGGGACACAGTAACAGCAGAGGAGCCAGGCCTAATGGAGAGCATCAAGCTTTGCGCAAAGATCAGTAGTTTTAGGAAATGGAGACCATAACGGGATAGATGTCTAGCAGAAAGTGGAGAACGTTTGGAAAATACCGAGTTGAAACAAGTAAGAGGAGACAGAGGATACGCTGTTTTGGCCCCAGTTGATATATTCTGTCACTGCACCGATCTCACAATACAGATTTACAATAATTTAGCATGCAAATCTTTTTTGTCATGAGCGCGCACATGGTCTAGTTCATACATAAGTGTTTGTGGTAGCAAGATTTTTCAAGAATTCAAAGTACAGTGCACTAAATATTTTTTCCACTGATGAGTTATATTCTCGACTACAGTCCGGTCAGCTACATATGGCTGACCGGACGTTTCGTTCGGTGTGGTATAAGCTTGAATAAATTTAATTTAATATAGATTTGACATGGGAGCAACGGTAGTTCAAGTTCGACAAACGTTGGGGGAAACTGGACACTTAGTCATTCTTCAATGATGGGATTGCTGAGAAATAAAAGTACATATGTTCGATACATTTATTTTATACACGATAAAGTTACATTAAGGCTGTCCTCGGAACAAACCACACCCACGGAGCTGAACGTCACGTAGCCAATATTCCGGGGTCAAGTGATCACCGGTCATCGGGGAATCACCTAACTAAGGCTTTCAACTTAACCTTTCTTTTCTTATAAAAATATATATTTTTCTTTTTACAAGGCTGGCAAACTCCGTTTAGAGTTACTGTTGCGCCCCTGTGTGAACATTTTCCTAGGTTTACGGAGCCGCCACAGTTATATTCCACTTCTATTTGTTTTCTATTTAAAAAAGTGGCCGGGAAGATGTTGGTTGATAGTTGCCCCAGTTATTTTGGAGAAATCTTTCGAGAGCAACCACACCCGTGTTCCTGAGCGAAACGTAACCAAGATTTCGGGTCAAAGAAGAATCCTGTCAACTTGCCATTATGGTATTTGAAACCTTCTAGGATCACTAGATCACAGTAATCATGTTCTCGCAGCCCAATCGCTTTGAGTAAATACCATTTGAACCACGCATTCACATGTATCGGGCAATAATGGTGGAAGTGTTGGAATGGGCATGTGTTCTCCTCCACCTGAAGTTCCGCGTCGAGATTCGAGCAGGGTGTGTATATTCCATCTCCACATTCATGTAAACCCGGGCTTGATTTCAATATATCTTCAACATCGAATACACTCACAAATAGTCGCCCATCTGGCGGCATGTTTCCACCAAATACTGGTAACAAGCCTTGTATATTTATTTGAACACGCTGTTCACAAGGTCTCGTCCGGTCATAGTTGTATTCTACGTCTATTTGTTTTCCATTAAAAAAAGTGGCTGGAAAGATGTTGGTTGATGGTGGCCCCTCTTGTTTGGGAGAAATTTTCTGTCCTCGGAACAAACCACACCCACGAAGCTGAACGTCACGTAGCCAATATTCCGGGGTCAAGTGATCACCGGTCATCGGGGAATCACCTTGTTCCATTGTTAGTTCCAGTAGTTCGGGGAAATCCCCTTCTTGTATAGTAATCGCTTTGGGTAAATAATCTGTTAACCAATCACTAACATGCTTCGGACAATAATGGTGGAAGTGATTGGATGTGCATCTGTCCTCCTCCATTTGAAGACACGCATCGAGATTCGAGCAGGGTGTAAATATCCCGTCTTCACACTCATGTAAAGCCGGCATTGTTGACAACTCATCTACAATTTCAAGTGGACTCACAAAAGCTTTCATATCTCGTGGCATAGTCCGACCAAGTACTGGTAATAAGTCTTCTATATTGACCTTAATACAAGGCTCCTCAGTAAGCACGACCTGGCGGTCGTATTTATATGTCACTACGATTTCTTTTCCATTCAGGAAAGTAGCTCGAATTTTGTTTTTTAACAGTTGCCTTGGCAGTTCTTGAGAATGCTCCCTACATAAACTACACTCACGACGCTCAGCAAAACGGAGCCAATATTTCGGGCTAAGTCGGTCTCCAGTCGTCAGATAATCATTGTATTTTGGGTCACCACGTTTCAAAAGCTCGGCGTGATCCCCTTCCCGTATAGTGATAACCGTGGTTAAATAATATTTAAACCACGCACTAACGTGCTCCGGACAATAGTGGTGGAAGTGATCGTACGGGCAACTATCCTCCTCCTCCAAATCGCTGTCGAGATTTGTGCATGCTGTAAACAATCCATTGCAACACTCATGTAAATCCAGGTTTGCTTTCAAAAAATCTTCCATGGCATACGTGCTCAAAAACTTTTTCCCATCTGGTGGCATGGTCCCACCAATTACCGGCAACAATCCTTCTAAATTGATTTGAACACGCTCTTTACGAGGTCTCGTCCGGTCATAGTTGTATTCTACGTCTATTTGTTTTCCATCTAAAAAAGTGGCCGGAAAGATGTTGGTTGATAGTTGCCCCAGTTGTTTTGGAGAAATCTTTCGAGAGCAACCACACCCGTGTTGCTGAGCGAAACGTAACCAACATTCCGGGTCAAAGCGTCTTTCTGTCATCTTGTGATCAGGGTTTTGTGAATCTTCACTTTCCACCAGCATTTCGTAATCTACCTCTCGCAACGCAATCGCTTTGAGCAAATACCATTTGAACCACGCATTCACGTGCTCCGGACAATAATGGTGGAAGTGTTCGAATGGGCATGTGTCCTCCTCCACCCGAAGTTGCCCGTCGAGATTCGAGCAGGGTGAGTATATTCCATCTTCACATAGATGTAAGCCACGGCGAATTTTCAATGCAGCTTCGACGTCGAGTAAAGTCAGAAATTTTCTCCTATTCGGTAGCTTGACACCACCAAATATCGGTAATAAGAGATGTATATTAATTTTGAGACGCTCGTTACCGCGTTTTCTCCGGTCGTAGATGTATTCAACATCGATTTGTTTTCCATTGAGGAACGTGCTTCGGAACTTGCGTTTTGAAACTTGGCTCTGTGTCCCTTGAGAAGTCCCAGGTTGTCCGAACAAAGCTCTCTTAAAAGAATCCATGTGGATCGCACTTGTTGTTTCGTCCTTGTAGCCACGCAAAAAACCGAACACAACCGAGCGTGCGTTCGTTCAAAGTATATTGGTCAGACTGGCGATCAGTTGCTCACTTCATATACTCGACGCGTAAAATGAGGTTATCAATAGTAGAGGAGCGCAGGGCAACAGCGGAAAGGGAGAGCGGCGCATGAATCCCTGTTGGCTGTCTCACTCACTCACTATAATGGGCGATAAGACGCGGCAAAACATTTTTCGGGCCGTCTGCGCTATTTTTAGAACATCCGCGATGACATCAGCAGTCATTGGCGGTTAGCAAACGACCTCGTGGAAAACGTGCTAGTTGCGTGTGCAAATGGTGTGATGACGTACGACGCAGAGGCCGGCCGTCTAAACCAATGCTCAGTATATTCCAGTGACAAAGGGACTTACGTCCCAAGGAACACATGTGTTACTGGTAGTCTTGAACGAAAAAGCCAGATGGTCTGACCGATTTTCATTTTGATTCAGTGGGAAGATAATCAGGAGTTTGGTTGTCATTAGACCCAAGCGTGCATGTCTTGCTTATTCAGAATTCTTTGCTGTTGAAAAGTTGTCCACGAGAGTCTGATTACGAGACGTTCAGTCTAGGGACACACGTGTGCAGCAATAGTTCGTAGGTGCAATAACTCAGCGACACATGCATATCGAGGCTTAGATACTGTATGATGATCGATAGTAGTGTCACTGGTTATGGCGATCATCCTTTTGTGCGCCTATCGATGGAAGAAGCGGTTGAGGTATTTCTATCCACTTTGACGTGGTACGCTCTGCATGAAATTTGAGTAGAACTATTTTAAACGTCCAGATGCAACGAGCTCAAACTTATCCTCTTATATCCGACATTGTATAATTTATTATAAGAGTGTGATCAGGAGGCGATAGAATCAACACGGTTCTCCTTGGCTGTTCTGCATCTGTTCTATGTAAACATTTCTCGTATTCAATCTAACCACAATGAGTAATAGTTAGCACTGGGATTGGTTGACATGGTCGACGCTTGGCACAAGTCATACTTGCTGAGATCGGGGAGTTGCTACAGGAGCACAGTCACCACGATATATGCTTACTGTGCTTAACGAATAGGACAAGCTAGGAACGGATACGAAGAAGCAGTAGTATCCATCTGTTTTTACTCTGACGACATTCCTGTCACTATTATGGACACCTCTATCAACACAAAATTATACAATTGATAGACCTAACTATAGTTATGTAAAAATCTTCCACAGATTTACATTCCTACGGAATAAGATTGTCGAGCGAACAAATATGTTGATGGCCAACAGTTGGAAGACCGGCCGTTTATGATTAATTCATGATTATCCGAAATCTTATCATGATTTCCGAATGTATTATTGTATGTAGAAAAGTATTACTAAAAGAAATAATGTGATGAAGAAGCATTTGTGGTCGTCATAGAACTTTGACTCACGTACCGCTGGGATTCTGAGGGGATTGAAAACCTTCCAGATGCGTGGAAGCTTCATTCAATAGACGAGTAACACGTTCTTCTGGTAGAAAGTCGATTGAACAGAACAATAGTTGTTGCGAATCTCGTGAGGACAGCTTGTAAAACGACAACTCATTGTATCTCTGCAGTATTCCCGCGGAGAGACTAGCAATTGAAACGTTTGAATAAACATAATCACATTTAACTTGAGATGCAGACGGAAGAGGTCGGTTATTGTTGACTAAAACCGATAGTAGTATCTGTAGGCCGCGAACAGCTTCCAACACGTTCAGGATGTTCAGGCGTTCAAAATTGACGATGCGATAGTGCTCATCAGATACGGTTCCATGATAAAGTCGTAAAATCTATTTGTGGTGATGATCCTCAACAACAACACCTGTCCGCATGTCTGAATTTTAGAACAACTTTACGGTGGATTTTAATCAATGCTTCGACCATAATGCTTGCAGTATTTCCGAATAGCAAAGAACATACGTGCTGCGGAACACATGTGTTATCATTGATTTGATTGAAGAAGACCCAGTGAACTGACAGATTCTTACCGTCGTTCTGTGAGAACATATCCTGGAGTTTCGTGATCATTTGACCCGAGCTTACATGTCTTGCTCATCTAGATTTATGGCCGTTAAAAAAATGTCCTCGACAGTCCAATCACGAGACGTTAGAACGACCAGGTTCGTATGTGCTCTTAGTCTTTACCGTTTAACTCATGCAAACTTATCCAAAAAAAAGCTGGTGGTAGCTGTTGTGTAACATCTGCGCTCGGTCGGTTCCTATAACAATATAGGTCGTTGGTGCAGGAACTCAGCGACACATGCTTACGTTGATGTCGTGTGACTATCGAGAGTCCCACCACTGGTTTTCTCCTACACAGATTATTAAAAAAATCCAATAAAATACCTAAAGCTATATCGAATGGTTCATAGTACCCACGATTCTTCACACGAAATCACACGATGGATACGTCGATTGCCTCGATCATTTAAAGCTTTCAGCACGGGCGCATGTAACATCTATT